TATTTATGTTTGTTTGTCAAGAACTAAAGTGCAATCGCCATAGCCACAGCAAAACCAGCAGAAGCACCAGTGCTTGTAGAATTAATATAAGTAGCTAGTCTACTCATTGTAGCTTTTCTGTTAGTACCACCTGCACCATCGTCCACTATAAAAATATCTGAGTCTGTAAGTGCTGCACCGATATCTGTGCCACCGTCTATGTCAAGAGCATCTATAGATACTTTACCTGCTGTTGATATTGTGTTTAGTTTGCTGTCAGCAATAGAACCTGCTAACATTGCATTTTCTACTGCACCATTTGCAATTGTTAATGCACCTGAATCACTTGCAGTTGCATCACCTGACATTGCAGAGTAGATATATTTCTTTACACGTGTAAACTCTGATTTACGCTCTGTGCCATTTGCACCATCATCAACAATAAGCAGGTCAGCATCTACAAGGTCTGCACCAATGTCAGTGCCGCCATCAATCTCAAGTGCGCCAAGGTCAACTTTACCTGCTGTAGAAATAGTGCTAAGTTTACTGTCGGCAATACTACCAGCCAACATGCCATTGGATACTGTGCCACTATCCCCTGTGCCAATAAGTGTACCTGTTGCCACAGGCAAGGTTAATACTGCACTACTACTTGCAGAGTGTGGCTGTGCTTGCAGTGTCTGTGCGTGTGCGTTAGATGATTCGCAATAAAACTTTACTTTAGATACTGCGCCTGTACCTGTGCGTATGTCAATAAGACCATCTGATACAGATACACCACCTGATGAGCCATTACCATCAATGTTGACTACACCAGAACCGTTTGGCAAGATGTCAATGTTACCATTTGATGTTGATACAATATCCTGCCCATTAACATCTAAATCTCCACCAAGCTGCGGAGATGTATCTGCAACTACATCAGACAAACCACCTACAGATGATACCAAATTAGTAACAGGTATTTTTCTTAAAGCAGATGCTGAGTTATCAAAGAATAAAAGTAAATCGTTTGTTGTATCTACTGTAGTTTCTTGTGTTTGCCCTGTAATGACATTGGCATTAACCATTGCTGTTTCAACAGCATCGTTAGCAATTGTAACTGCACCAGCACTGCTAATAGTAACATCACCAGACACAGCAACTGGGTTAAAGTTTGTGCCATCAGCTACCATGATATGACCAGAGGTATTCGTAGCCATAGTGATGTCATCACCTGTTACAGTTAGGTCTCCTGTAACTACAACATCACCACTAAAAGTAGCTTTACCTGCAAGAGCCATATCAATGTCAAGTGCAGTAATAGCAGATGAACCATCTGTGCCTTTGATAGCAAAGTTCTTATCTGCTGTGCTTACGGTAAGTTCTACATCGGATGAGTTGTTTGCAATGTCAAGAATTGACGTGCCGTCATCTTTAAATATAATATTTGCACCACCTGCGTCAAGAATAATATCAGCAGTTGCATCTAGGGTAATATCTGCACCTGAATCAATCTCTGCAATAATAGGTGTAGTAAGAGTTTTGTTGGTAAGTGTTTGTGACCCTGTAAGAGTAGTAACAGTGCTATCAATAGCAAATGTAACAGCGTTACCAGAACCGCTAGTGTCAATACCTGTACCACCAGTAAAAGTAAGTGTTTCACTATCAAGGTCAATAGATAATGCACCACCACTGTCTGCTTGAAAATCTAAATCCTCTGCAGTTAGCTGTGCATCTACATATGCTTTAATAGATTGTTGTGTAGCAATAGCTGTGTTACTATCAGAAGACATAGAGTCTTCATCAAGAATAGCAGTTACAGTAGCACCACTTGCAAGAGCAAGGCTAGTGTTAGCGGTAATTGTTGTACCTGTAATAGCAGCAGCAGTGCTACCACCAATTACAACATTATCTGCAGTGCCACCGTTAATATCAGCAGTATCGGCTACCAGACTATCAATATTAGCAGTGCCGTCTAAATGTAAATCTTTAAACTCAAGACTACTTGTACCAAGGTCAATGTCATTATCAGTTACGGGTACAATAGCACCATCTTGAAATCTAAGCTGTTCAGTTGTAGTGCCAGATACATCAACAAAAACACCAATGCGATTATTTGTATCATCAACAACAACTTTGTTAATAGGTGTAGCAACACCGGGGTCTCCAATTAAACCAATAACTGGACCTTCTGCTGCAGTGCCATCATGTTTATGGCCTGAAGTGTTTGCAAAAGCATTTACAAGTTGGTTAAACTCATCATTACTGTCAGCAGCATTAATAATATCGCCATCAGTATATGAGGACTGTCTAGTAAAACCTGCCATTAACGTCTTGCTCCTACATCAAATTCTAGCTGAAAACCCTTCAGCGAATATGGGGCTGATACCCCTCTATCATTAACTCTTAGTGCTACAGCAAATCCCGAACCTTCAATCGGTTGCCTGACCAGTGGGTTTGACTGTCCACCGTATGTCGCTGTTCCATATACCGATGTACCATAAACAGCCACAACAGTGGCAGTGTCAAACGGATACGCAGCAGGACGTGGTACTTGTGGTGACTCATAGTCATATCTTACAAACAGGTCTGCGTTAACTGCAGCTTCAGGTGCGTAGTTAATAATTACACGTTGAAAGTTCTTACGAATACCTGCATCGCCTAGTGATAAGTCAGGAGACCTGTACTTACCTGTAATAGTATTGCCATCAAAGTCATTGCCACTTTCTTGACGATATACGTAACCATCATACTCGCCATGTAAGACTATTGACTCGCCTTCATCAACAATAAAATCTGTACTGCTTGGTCTTATACCACGAATATCAGCGAACTCATATGTTTGTTTTCTAACTGCTATGACACCTGTTGTGTTAGCACGTGTCGTATTTGCATTAGAAAAGAATATACGGTACTGTGTTTTATCAGGCAGAACTACACTGTCAAATTCATCAACGTCAGTTAATCCCTCAAACCTTGGCTGTACCTGTCGGCTAATTGTACCAAGTTCAACGTCACCAATCTTTTCTGTACCAGCGACAGTACGCAGTCCATCTGGACCAAGGAAGATAATGTCACCACCAACTTCCTGAATAGTATGTCCGTTAACACAACCTATTTCACGTGTAACAGGCAACACTTGAAAGTCTGCTATGGTATTGCCAACTAATTTAAATATACGCTCTTCGCAAAATATAAAGAGTTGGTCACGAAACGGAAACAGTCCAGTAATATTACTGTCTACATTTATTGTACCTGCACCGTTAGCTACACTAAAATCATTGTCCGTAAAAGGTGCAGTAAAAGTTATTGCCTGTGGTGTGCTAGACATACCAGCAAAGAATAGTGCGTCTTTAAATCCTACTACAAACTTTGGATTAGTTGGTGCGCCTGTTGCGTTAAGGTCAGTAACAGTGCTGCCATCATACTTGGTCGCATGATTTGCACCATCGGCCCACACAATAAATTCTGTGCCACCCAAGTTATAGCGAAAGTGTGTATATTTGCCAGCACTTGTTCTACCTGTATCAATTTGTGTCCAACTACCCGTCTTGCCGCCTTCATGTATTTTAGTCCCACGGGCTGCAATAACCTTACCTTTAAAGTAAGCAGACATTAGTACCTTTTCACTAGCACTAGCATCTTGTGGTACAATATTACTATTCCACTTTGCGTAGCCAGAAATACGTCTGTATCCACCTTTAATGTCTGGCTCAAAGTTTTGCAACTCAAGTGCCATACCCGGTTGCATATCAAAGGTAGATAGGTCTAGTACCAATCCCCCAGAACAGGCAAAGACAAATGGGCTTAATCCTGATTCGTCTGCCATGTATCACCTAAAATGTTGCTACGTTAATGCCGTATCTCTGTGAGTGCGGTATATAAGTTGACCTTACGTAGTCTGTCCTATTTAACAATATGGATTGCATATGTTTGATACCTTCCTCAAACCTAGAAAAATTAATACCATACTGTTGTGCTTCGCCTCTATATTGATAAGCGTATGCTGTAGCACCATCTGCAATTACTTGACGAAACTGCTCTGGAACTGTGGGTGCATCTGTTGCTGCTGATAAAGCTGTAGGTTTATTAAAATGTTCGTACTTTAAAGTGTATGCTTTATCAGGATATGGATATAAACCATAGTTATTATCAGGTGTGCGAAATACATATATAGGTACACCACCTACATCAGATGTAGTTTCTTGCTCAATTAATCTGTCAACATATTCTTTGTAGTCAAGCACACGTAGTGTCGTACCTGCTACACCAAGAGTGTTATCTTTTGATATTCTAAATGTTTCATAGTCAACGTGTATTGCGTCAGTAGGAATACTATAACGTGTTTGGTCTGCTACTAATGTCTGTGTTTTTGTAGCGTGTGAAAAAGGCCAACCAAACTCACGTTGATTAATATAGTTAATGGCATCATTTACTGCATTCTTACATTGCACTTGAAAACCACGTGCGCCAGACACAAAATTAGAGGCAGTCAATTCTACCTCATTCATCCGTGCTAACACTTCGTTTGTCAAGCCTAAGTAATTATATGCCATACTAAATCCTTAAAGAGTAAGAAGGGGCAAGTTGCCCTGCCCCCCTCAACTTAGTTATGCGAGTGTATCACGGTCAACTTCATCGGCAGTCATTGAGCCAATGTCGCTAACATCTAGTAAACTTGCGTAGACACGCAACTTACCTGCGGTGAAAGAAGCACCAGAACCAGCTAGTGTTACATCCAAAGTATCTGCTGAAGTGAGAACAACGTCATCAGCGACAGTAGCACTAGGAGCGTAAGCACCATCTGCTGCGCCATCAATGTCAAAAGCTGCAACGTATTCATTATCGTCAGCACCAGTTCCAAGGATAGCAGTAGCATCTGTAGATGCGTTCATGGTAGCACTAGTTACAACCTGAAGACCAGCAGCAATTATTTTAGTATTGGCTGGAATAGTAAGTGCTTGAACAACATCACCGGGAGCAATACTATTAGCCGTTAGGTCAATAGTTTGTTGCACATAGTAAGGCTGTCTACCACGGGCAGAGTTTCCGTGTGCAGGAGCAAGAGTAGCAGTAATTGTAGCCATGGTTCAATCCTCCCTTACACTAAACAGAAACGAGCGTTAACAAGAGCCTCTGGACGAAGAATCTTGCGTCCATAGAGGTGCATACCACGAACAATGTCAGCAAAGCTGTCAGGGTCACGATATGTCTCTGTCTTGTTAATTTGCTCTGCAGTAGCAACGGCAGATGAATGTCCACCAACAATCACACCAAAATTGGATGAGTTAGTACCACCAGTAGTGGCAGAACCTGTTCCAATCTCAGGAAGGTTGTTAGAAACATACACTTGGAAGCCGTGCAGGTTATTAACAACAAGTCCGTTGCGAAGTCCACCTGACTCACCATAGTCTTGGTTCAGAAGTTTTGAATCTTCATCCTTCAAGATTTCTAGGAATACAGGGTTGACTACAAGCCAACGACCTTGGGTATCCACATTTTGCTGGTCCAGCTTACGAGCCATACGAGCAATAATCATGGTTGGGTTAGCGTTGCCCGACCCCGGTACAGCAGATGCACCCGGTAAGCGTGGCTGAATACCAATACCATTGTTGGCAGAGCCACCAAAGTCATTAGCATCAACTTGCATTTCAGCCAGCAGTTCATTAGAACCTGCAGTAGAAACTGCTTTTGAACCGTTTACGGTTGTATTTGCAGTATCTGCTACACCATGAATTGCAGACTGTTTAAAGCCACACATATAACCAAGAACATCTTGGTCAAACTGGTCAGCCAAACGGTACGCAGCACGGTCACTTGCCAATTGCTGGAAGTTTACGTGGCTGTGTGCCTCTTCAATGTCATCAACCTTAAATGCAAAGTAGTTAGCTTTGTCAATGGTAAGGTTGAAATCTTCATCATCAAGGTCTTGCGGTGTGATTGTTGTACCACGTGCATAAGCCTTGACGGTAATTTCGGGTTCTTTGATAATCTTAACGGAATCACCCATCTGTGCAATTTCACCAAAGTAGTCGTTATTGGTGATTGCCTCAGCAACAGCAGCCTTGCGGAAAGCAAGTTGCACCTGTTTGCTGTAAATGATAGGCGAAAAATTACCGTTAGGAAGATTACCGTACCCACTAGCGGTTGTAAACGCCATAGTACCATCTCCTTATTTGGTAGTTTTTATGTAAACAGATACAAACGTAAGCTATTAGAGGCTGCGTTGCTTGGGTGTGACTGTACGGGTCAGGCCAAACTCTTCAGGTAATCCGTAAAACTGTGTGTTTGCATTTTGAGTGTACATTATGCGCTTAACGTACACTCTTGATTAACTATAGTTATACATAAATATAACTATTTGTCAACACTTTTTTTATTTATCTAGCAGAGCCAGATACATCATAGACAAACTTACCACTACGAATAGCTTCCATTATTTCATCAGAATGCTTTTCATATTCTTGTGGTGACATTGCCTGAACTTGAGACTCTTTTAAATAAGTGGAAGTTTCGTCTGCTTGAGGTGTGTTACGTTCACGTTTCGCTGAAACAGCTTCAGCAGCACCTTTATCTTTTTTAGACTTCTTCTCACTTTTTATCCCCTTATCAGCTTTGTACAGGTCAATTGCTCTTGCTGCTGACCGTGCGTCATTATCATTTTCATATAATGCATCTTGTACCCACTTAGGTTGTTCATCAGCCCAATCGTGAAAATCATCGCTATCACGAATCTCATCAAAGTCAGGATGCAATCTCATTAACTCAGCTTCAGCTTTTTCTTTTGTGGCTGACTGTTGCATTTCATCAATCGCTTTTATGCGGTCTTCAAGAATACTTGCTTTCTCAGCCGCTTTCTTCATTGCAATTGTTTCTACAATTTGTGCTACATCTGGAAATTCTTCTGCCCATTTTTCTATGTCTTCATCAGACTTAGGTAATCTCATTTCCTTTTGTGCTGCAACAGAGAGTTGACGTTTTAAATCTTCAATCTCTTTCTTTAACTCTTCAGCTTGTTTCTGCTGATGTCTACGTAAATCAGAGTAACGCTTTTTAAATGTTTTTTCTTCTGCGTTTGTAGGTTCAGCCTCTTGTTCTTCTTTTTGTTCAGGCTGTTCTGTCTCACCTGCGTTTTCTTTTATAAGCTGTTCTAGTTCTGCCTCTTC